GAGAATTCGGGCTCGGTGAGAATGGGGTGGAAAGCCGCGATTAAAGCCTCTCGACTCTTCTTAAAGTGTTCTCAACATGGCTCTCCTCTCTAGACTTTTCTTACTATAATAGCGCCCCATCAATAAAGTGTGTCACCTTTGTGAGGGCATTATGTCTTCCGGGCCGGTCAAAATTTCCAGGGTCCGGGAAAAGAATAAAAAACCTTTTTTGCAGGTGATATATAAGTTATAATAAAAACGAACGACTATGAACAACTTAGACAACTTTAACGAATTTAATGAATCCTTAAATGAATCCTTAAATGAAGAAAGACACGATGCTACAACAAGAGATTTAGCAAGTAAAGTTACACAGCTTTTTTATAACGTTGAATTCTGGAGATTTAGAGATGCTATGAATTTGGTTATAAGAAGACACTATAACAGAAAAGCACAGTTTCAAGAAAGTGTGGTGACTGAAGCTAAAATTTCAAACCAAGAATTCTATACTATTAAACAACATGCTGAAGATTATCCTTTGGATGATGGAAGTAGACTATATGTATGGCAGGAAACTATTAATGGTTTTGGTGGTGAAGGTGAAACCATGGTTAGAATGGCTTTAGCTAATGGAACTATAGTAGATTTCAAGAAGGTTGAAAATAGATTGGAACTAAGACATAGACTTGATATAGAGAGTTGGATGGATGATGCTGAATCTGGAAACAAGGCTGCTATAGCAGGTTTAAGATAAAAATAAATAATTATGAAAAGAGTAGGGAATTTTAAAGACTTTTTAAATGAAGAGTTAAATGAAAAAATTGCTAGTAACCAAGTAAGAGGATTCCGTAAGGAATTAGACAGTGCTATTACTAGTGCAGTAACTAGAGCATTTGATTTAGGAGCTAGTCCTTCTGAGTCTGCTGAGAATGTTCAAGAATTAGAGACTATGATTAATCAGATATTTGCAGATGCTGTAAAGAGTGTATCTGAATCTAATGATATTAATAGTGTAAATGAATCTAAAGGTCCTAGTTTATCAATGACTTGTGCTTCTGATTCAGAGGAACATGCTGATTCTATCAAAGACGAATTAGGTCGTTGGTTAGGTAAAGCAGGTGCTAGTAACGTTGATATAAGTATCAAGTAATTATGAGAAATCTACAGTATTTTAATGACTTCTTAAATGAAGGTAAAGATAATTGGTTAGCTAAAATCAAAAAGTATTTCTTTGGACTTAAACCTGGTAATTTAATTTTAAGACCTCAAACTGGTTCAGATAGAGAGGGAAGGTTGTATATGTTAGTAGACCCTTTAGAAGATAATGAAGGATTTATCAAGGTTCATCAAGTTGGAGGTATACATAGAAGAGAATTTGACAATTCATTATATTGTAGTTTAGTTTTTAATACTAAAAATACTAAAGTAGTAGGAATAATGCAGAACCATGATGACTTTACATCATATAGGAAATTAAAGTCTGAAGAGATTAAGATGGTTAAAGAGGCATTAAAAGAATCAGATTCTAAAAGGTATATTGACATTGTAAAAAAGAATACGGGTCTAGATATAAAAATATAAGTATACGACCCACTCGAAAAAAGGATTCTCCCCGATGTTATCGTAGCATTGGGGTTCTTTATGCCCCATTATTAGACCTACAAGAGGGGGTTGTGGCTGACTTAAAGAGCCCGTAGGTGTTATAGAATAAAAATTTCCTTGATAAAATAGACTTTAGAGGGTGAATACTTTTTTTCTCTAAAGAAAATCCGAGAGGAAAATAAGTGATTATATTAGAATACTTTTGAGAATCAGAGGGGTTAAGCTATAATCTTAGAATAGATTATTATCATAATATAATGTTGTTTCACGGAGGGACTATTTTATAGGTTTCATCAAATATATAAAAAGAATAACTTACATAGTGTGAGTTTAAAAAAATAAAAAAAACAAAATTAAAATGGCAGAATTAAACGCAGGCGTCAATAGATACGTTCTAGGCGCGACCGGACCTAATGGAAAGACGGCATTTACAACAGAAACACCTGGAGCTACAGGTTTCGGTGAATCTACACACCACTTTGAAAAATCATCAGGAGATACAGGAGTATTTGTATATAGTTCTGATGTTACTTCAATTACAGTATGGCAAAAAATATCCGGATCTTGGAAAAATTGTGGTACCACTGGTAATATAGGGCAATTAAGTGAAACATCACCTATGTGGAATTTATCCTTTGCATGGCGAGATGGAGCAACACACATGCATTTTCAAGCAGATGGTGTTAGCTCAGCCGGTGAAGAATTAAGAGTTATTAGAATTGAAGAAAATATGATAGCTTCACTTAAAGGAAATGGTAAAGAACTTATACTATTATTAGATGGTGCAGGAGTTGATGATTCGGATTCTGATGGAGATATCGAAGTAACTAGTGGAGTTGGATATGTTAGACATAAAATAGACTATAAAACTACAACAGTTGACGGAACAACAGGAGCATTCGATATTGAACTAGGCGTTCAAGCTTCAGGAGGTGTTATTATCTTAAACGATACTACGGTATTAAAAGTTTCTGAAAAAACAGCATGGGATGGAACGAATACCGTATTTGAAGGTATTAATCCAACACTAGTTGCATTTAAGAAAAAAGATGAGGTATATTTTTGGTACCAAGAAGGTAGTACTTATACAGGTAACGTATCTGATGGTGCTATTTCTGGAGCTACTGTAACTGATGTTGCAACAGGAGCTACAGCATTAACAGATTCTAATGGAGACTTTACATTCTCATCAACACCAAGTGGAGTTATTGAATCTACAGGAGGAGTTGATGTCGTAACTGGAGATGCGTACGTTGGTACACTTAAAGGAAATGGAGACTACTTAGTAATTTCCCCATTAACTACTGCAGCAATTGAAGTTGCAGCTGATTCTGGTGTTTCATTTGACCAAGCAGTTGATGATATTTTAGATAATTCAGAAGCTCTTTTTGGAATTGCATTCTCAAAAGATGACAAAGATGAATTATTAACTAAAAGATTTATCGATGAAGCGGCAAATGGAAATACTAAAGCTATTAAAGGTTCAGCATTGATGTCATTATTAGATTCTTCAGCTGAAGTTTATGGTGAAGCATTAACACACATGTCAGATGCAACTGCAGGAAACCTTGCAAGTGATTCTTCTGATGGTAAAAAAGAAGCATACAAAGGTATTGCAAGATTAGTTAGAGAAGCAAAATTATTGACAAGCGACCAAGTAAACGACCTTTCAGAACCTTTAGTTGCTGATGCTACTAAAGTAACTGATAACGTAGCTTTAAATAAAGGAGCAGCTACTGTTAATATAACATTATTAAATTCAAGAGGTTCAGCTTATAAATCTCAAGTTGGAAATTTAGTAAAAGAAAGAAGTGAAGATTTTAGAGAAGCACTAGATGATAGATATGATGAGAACTATGCTATCACAAGAGTACAGTCTATCGCTAAAACTACTAAGAATGAAGATAAAACAGCTTTAGAAGCATTCACAGGTGCAGGTATAAATGATACCTTAACTAAAACTACAGTAGACAATACTAAAGTTAATCAAATTGGTAGTGTTCCAAATAAAACAGTAGAAGAGACTAAGTATTCAATAACTGAGGCTACTGTAACAAGCCTATCTACCACTGATACTTCCGATCTAGATGAAGTAGCTTCAGATTTAAAACTTGGAAAAGGTGAAACAAGAGCATACGGATATATTAGTTTAGCTGTAAAATCTCAGCTTTACTTAAAAGTAGGAGGTAAAGAGGCAAAATACGAACCTATAACTTTTAAAAATGGAAAAGATGGTTACATAGGTAATTCTATTGAGTTGAGTAAATCAAAAAAATATAGAGGAGGTAAAATGACTATAGGTCTAAATATTTATACTTTTGATTTTAATGGTATAATAACTGCAATAGAATCAGCAGCTCCAGGTAAAGGTAAAGGTAAATAAAAATAATTTTTACTGAAACATAATTAAAAAGCCAGCATTTGCTGGCTTTTTTTGTTAAACATTTTTGAGAAATCATATATAAATTATATGAAACAAATGCCAGAACAATTAGAGTATTTTACAGAACCTGAAAAACTTGAACTCTTTTTAAAAGAAAGACATGCTGAAATTTCTAAAAAAATAGCAGAATTTTTAATATGGGCTCTAGAAAACGATGAAGAAGCATTTATATTTGCAGATATTTTATTAGACGATGGAGAAAGACTAGAAAATATGCAGCTTGGATGTGAAAAAAGAGACTATTTAGAAGCATTAGAAAAACAATTAAATCACATGGTAGAATTCGAAGAATTCGAATTATGTGAAGAATTACAAAAATGGATAACTTTATTAAAATGAAATACTACTCAACATGTACTGTAGAAGGGCTTATATGGAAATGGGAATTAGTAGGTAGGTCCCTGTAACCGGGCACCCAATCAAAAATTAAAATTATGAATGAAAACGATAGAGCAAGAGATGCTTGGCAAGTATTAAGAATACAAGGAGAATTTACAAAAGGATTCGACGAATTAGCAGAATTAGGACCATGTATATCGATTTTTGGTTCGGCTAGAACTAAAGAAGATAACAAATATTATACCAACGCGAAAGAATTTTCAGAATTATGTGTTAAGAACGGATTTGGTGTTATAACCGGAGGAGGACCTGGTATTATGGAAGCAGCTAACAAGGGCGCATATAAATCTAAAGAAGGATCTGTAGGTCTTTCAATACAACTACCTTTTGAGGCTAAAGAAAATGACTATATAGATAAATTAGTAGAATGCAGATACTTTTTTACTAGAAAAGTTTTCTTTTTAAAATATGCACAAGCATTTGTTGGGTATCCTGGAGGTTTTGGAACTTTAGATGAGTTATTCGAAACCTTAACACTTATTCAATGTGGACACATGAGAAGAGTACCGGTAGTTCTTGTAGGTGTAAGTTATTGGAGACCACTTATACATTGGTTAAAAGATACTATGTGTAAAGAGGAAGGTAATATTTCTGAAAAAGATTTTGACTTATTTACAATAGTAGATACTCCACAAGAAGCAATGGATTATATTATTCAAACACGAAAATATCAAGCAGATATTAATTTTTAAACAAAAAAGATTATTATAATATAATAATAAAATATTAACGTACTATGAAAAAAAGTAAAATTGTAGAAGCTTTAAGAACACAAGCACTTGCTGATAAAGCAAAAGCATTAATGGCATTAGACCTTTTAGAAAATCAAGCAGCTGGTATCGGTGACCATACAGCAAATGACTTTATGAAAGACGCTCAAGAAGCGTTATCACTTCTTGTAGATGCAGATGATAAATTAGAGGCGATTCGAATCTATTTCCCGACAAAATTATGAGTGATTTAACCATAACTTTGATTATTTCTGGTTTAGTAATAACAAGTCTTCTTCTTTTGGTTAAAACTTGGAGGTCTCTAAATAATAAAGTAGATTTTAAAGAATTAAACAGAAGACAGATTCTTTTAGAAAAAGAGTTTTATGAAGTAATTTATAAGAATAAAAAAGACATCGAATACTTAAAAGAAAATAATCTTAACAAAAAATCTTTAAATAAAAACAAAGTTTCTTAATAATATATTATATAAAATTGATATAAAACTTTGAATTCTTAAGTGCTTTCTAGATAGATATAATAAATACCATTCTATTTATGAGCATTGACTTTACACTAATCTTTTATTCGATAGGTATACCATTTATTTATTTATGGTTTCTATACGGGTTTTCTAAAAAAAATCTTTTTGAAATAAGCGATTTAGTTAAAGCTGTTTTTTTAGGATTTATTTCAACAATATTTACAACATATAGTTATGCTGCTTTTCCAGTAGATTGGTATGACTTAGATGTTTTTCAACAATATTTCTATCAAGTTGCAGTAAGAGAAGAAGTTTCAAAGTTTTTAGCATTTTTATTACTAATTAATTTTTCTATAAAAAGAAAATTAAAACCATTAGCATTAATGTATTTATGCGGTATAGTAGGGTTTGGTTTTGGAGTCCAAGAAAATATGATTTATTATCATAGATATGGTATAGAAACTTTATTAGTTAGAAACTTTAGTTCTTTATTAGCACATACTATATTTGGAATGTTTACTGGTTATTGGTTTGCATTAGGACAATCTAAGTTAAAAGAACTTAATATAAATTATCTTAAAAAAGTTCAACCCTATTTTTATACTACTATTGGTTTGGTTTCATCAATTATGTTTCATGGACTTTGGAATTATAATTTAGGAACTTCAGGTTGGGCAGCAGATTCTATAATGTACTTAATGATGATAATTGGATTTTTAATTATCAGCATATATAATAATAATTTAAAAAATATAAAATAAATTGCTATTTAAAAAAATAAACGATGAGTCATTATTTGAATTATCAAGCTACATCAAAGAATATATTGAGCTTAATAAAGAACATAATGTTAAAATTTACTTAGGAACTGATAGTCAAAATAAGTCTAATAGAACTACTTACGCAACTACAATAGTTTTTCATATAGGAAATACTGGGTGCCATGTTATATACTCTAAAGAAAATGTACCCTTAATATCAGTTGCTAATTATTGGGATAGATTATGGGGAGAAGTTGAAAGATCTGTGAAAGTAGCAATATATTTAAGAGATAATAATATCGAAATACACAGTATAGGGTTAGACTTAAATTCAGACCCCAATACTAAATCAAATAAACTTGTTCAGTCGGCAGTAGGTTACGTAGAAGGTTTAGGTTTTAAAGCTAAAATAAAACCAGATATATTACCAAGTATAAAAGCTGCTGACGATTTAGCAAGATAAATAAATAAACATTTTGTAGATTTTAAATACAATAAATATAAAAAAGAAACAATGAGTTACGCTGGTGATTTTGATAAGAACGAAGGTTCAAAAAGTAATAGAAAAAAAGGTACTCCTTTTTTAGACACGTTTGGTGAAGATTTAACTAAAATGGCTAAAGAAAATAAACTAGATTCTATTATAGGTAGAGATAAGGAAGTATTTAGAATATGTCAAATTCTTTCTAGAAAAAAGAAAAACAATCCAATTATTCTTGGGGATCCTGGTGTCGGTAAAACTGCGCTTGTTGAGGCTATAGCCCAAAGAATAGTAGATAAAAAAGTGCCAAGACTTCTTTTAAATAAAAGAGTAATAAGTCTCAATATGACAACAATAGTTGCAGGTACAAAATATAGAGGTGAATTTGAGGAGAGAATGAAAATGATTGTTGATGAATTAAAGACGTCACCAAATATTATTGTTTTTGTAGATGAAATTCATACTATCGTCGGTGCAGGAGGAGTAAGTGGCTCTTTAGATGCAAGCAATATTCTTAAGCCAGCACTTGCTAGAGGTCAAGTACAATGCATAGGTGCAACTACACTTGATGAGTATAGAGAAAATATCGAGGAAGATGGTGCATTAACTAGAAGGTTTCAGGAGGTATTCATAGACCCTCCTTCTTCTGAAGAAGCAGTAGAGATACTTATGAAAATAAAAGAATCTTATGAAGACCATCACAACGTAGTTTATGATGATGCTGCTATTACTGCATGTGTAAGATTAAGTGAAAGATATTTAAAAAGTAGAGAGCTTCCAGATAAAGCTATTGATTTATTAGATGAAACTGGAGCTAGAAAAAACTTAGCAGATGTTAAAGTTCCACCAACTATTAAGAAGTTGGAAGAAGAACTTGCAAAATGTGGAAATGATAAAAATGCTGCAGTTAAAAAACAAGACTACGAAAAAGCTGCATATTGTAGAGACCATGAAATAGAAATAAGAAAAAAGATAAATCTTGAAAATAAAAAATGGGAAGATTCTCTTAAAAAGAAAAAAAGACCTGTAACTGAAGAAGACGTTGCTGAAACTATTTCTCTTCAAACTGGAATTCCTTTAAAAAGACTTGCTGGAGATGATTTATCAATGGTTCTTAAAATGGAAGATGAATTAAAATCTAATATAATAGGCCAAGACAATGCTATTGAAACTCTTTCTAGAGTGATTAAAAGAACCAGAGCAGGGGTAGCGTCTCATAATAAACCAACTGGAAGTTTTATGTTTTTAGGACCTACTGGAGTTGGTAAGACACAGACTGTAAAAGCACTTTCAGATTATTTATTTGGAGATGAATCTGCTTTCATAAGAATAGATATGTCAGAGTATCAAGAAAAATTTAATGTTAGTAGATTAGTTGGTTCACCTCCAGGATATGTTGGTCATGAAGAAGGAGGTCAATTGACTGAACAGGTTAGACGTAAACCGTATTCTGTAGTATTATTTGATGAAATAGAGAAAGCACATCCTGATGTATTTAATATATTGTTACAAGTGTTAGATGAAGGTAGATTAACAGATTCTCTTGGAAGAACTATTGATTTTACAAATACTATTATTGTACTTACATCAAATGTTGGAGCTAGAAAAATAGCAGACTTCGGTACTGGAATAGGTTTTCAATCTAAAAAAGAAGCAGCACATCATAATGAAAAAATAGATAGTATCATTAAGAAAGAACTTAAAAATAAATTTAGTCCCGAGTTTTTAAATAGACTCGACGATATTGTATTATTCGATCAGCTTTCTGAAGATAACATTTTAAAAATTGTAGAAGTAGAGTTGAAAGACTTTATGGAAAGAATGTTAGAAATAGAAATTGAAGTTTCTTTAGATGATGCAGCCAAAAAGTTTTTAGCAAAAGAAGGTTATGAACCAGCATACGGTGCTAGACCTTTAAAGAGAGCTATTCAAAATCACGTTGAAGATTTATTAGCAGATGCTATAATAAGAGGTGATGTCAAAAAAGGTTCTAAAATTAAAATCGTAAAAAAATCTAAGGATATTAAACTTTCTATAAAATAATCATATAATTTATATAAATTAATTATTATGAAAAAAGTTAAAGATAGAACTTTAAACGAAATTAGACAAACTAAAGACTCATATTATACTGTTAAAAGCGAATCAACCAACAGCTTTTCAAAAGTTTTTAGAGATAATTTACAAACAATTAGTGGTGAAACTTCTCCTAGAGGTTTAAAAGTCAAAGAAAAAATCTTTGGTCAAATGACAATAGACCCTTTACGTCCTATTGCTGATTTTGAATCAAGGCCTTTTAATTGGAAGTATTTTGCAGGTGAATTAGCATGGTATTTAAAGAAAGATAGAGATATCGACTACATAAATAATTTTAGTTCATTTTGGAAAGGTATTACAAATACTGGGACAAATGAAATAAATTCTAATTATGGCTCACTAGTATTTAATGAACAATTAGAATGGGTTGTTGATAGTCTTGTAAAAGATAGAGATAGCAGACAGGCTATTATGTTTTTTAATAGACCTGAATTTCAGTTTGAAGGTAATAAAGATTTTGTATGTACAATGTACGCTAATTTCTTTATTAGAGATAATAAACTCCATATGAAAGTTCAAATGAGATCGAACGATATGTTTTATGGTCTTACATTCGACGCACCTTTCTTTTCTTTCCTACATCAATCAGTTTATCGTTTAGTATGGTCAGAAAGAATGAAGAATGGTGGTCATGCAAATGATGAGGTATTAGAGTTAGGTAACTATTATCATTTTGCAGATAATTTACATTTTTATGAAAGACATTTTGACTTAGCAGATAAAATTATTGATGGAGATAAATATAATGATTATGGTCTTAAATTAAAATATCCATGGTTTACTTTTAAAGATGGTCAAATTGTAATGACGGTTGAAGCGGTTACTTTTTTAAAAGAAATTGACATGTATGTCAATTCAACTAATTTTAAAGATTTAGACCAAGCCCATTGGAAAAGTATTATTGAAGACTATTTTATTATTTAATTATGATAAATATACCAACATTTGAAATGAACGCCGAGAATCTATTGAAAGATGATTTTGAAATGTATCTTCATAAAAATTATGATTTATTTTTTAGAAGAATTTTAGAACATGTAACTAATAGAATAGAATCAGTAGAAAATGAAGATTTATTATGTTGGATAAAAGATGAAGATGAAGAGATTTACGAGTTAAGACTTCCAGAAACAGGATTTCATACTGCACTAGCTCAATCATGGACATATTTCGAAAAAATAGAAGAATACGAAACATGTCAATTAGTAAAAGAACTTAAAAAAAGAATATAAATATGTGGTATTACCCAAAAGACGAAGAATTTAAAAGATTTGCAAAATCAGAAGGAGTATCTTCAAGCAAATTAGATTATTATAATTCACAAATAGAAAATTCTATGACTCCCTACATTCTTGAGGAAAGACAATTGAGAGCAACTCAAATGGATATATTTTCTAGATTAATGATGGATAGATTATTATGGGTTGCAGGACCTGTTAATGATAATATGTCGACAATTGTACAAGCTCAATTAATGTTTTTAAGTAATTCTTCTAATGAAGATATTACAATGCATATAGATAGCCCAGGAGGTTCAGTTAAATCCGGACTTTCTATGGTAGATGTTATGGACTATATTGGAAATGATATTAGAACGATAAACACTGGAATGGCAGCTTCAATGGGTTCTGTTTTATTAGGAGCAGGAACTAAAGGAAAAAGAATGAGTTTAAGATTTAGTAGAACAATGCTACATCAATCAAGTGGAGGTGCTGGCGGAAATATACAAGATGCTAGAATTCAATTTGAGGAATGGGAAAAAGTCAATAAAACTTTATTTGAATTATTAGGAGAGTACTGTGGAAAAAACGCAGATCAAGTTAAAAAAGATGCTGAAAGAGATTTATGGTTAGGAGCAAAAGAAGCTTTAGACTACGGAATTATAGATGAAATAGTAGAAGGTACTGGAAAAACAAAACCGTGGTAAAATGAAGATAAATATCTATATAATGGAAGAAGATTTGGAAATATTACATAGACATATTTCTAAAGAAGAGTTTCTAGAAGAAGGAGAGCTTTTGTGGTATACTACAAATATTTTTAGTTCTAGTGTTACCTCAACAAATTGGCTTAGTATATCTTTAGACCCAGATAAATTTATAATGCTAAAAGAAAACAACATTTTAAGAAAACTATAAAAATGGAAAATACAATACTAAAAAAATTAATTAATAAGCAACTGGAGCCATATAATAAAACTTATAAAGATATTGAGTCAGACCCAAACTGGACTCATAAATTTGAAACTACTAAAGAAGCACAAGAAGAGTATATTAATTGGGCCGTAGATTATTTAATAACTGAAATGAAATTCAGTAGGAAGCTTGCAGAAATAGAAATCAGCTGGTTTATTTTAAATCATGGAATAGTAATAGAATCTGAACTTTCTCAAAAATTTCAATCCGAAAGAAAGAGATAAATAATACATGTCGGAAAGTATTACTTCTTGGTTTTTTGAACCACCAATAGATTTTGAATCAAAAAAATATAGGCTTCTAGATAATGCTTTAAAAGCAGAAAAACTTATCGAAGATGAAGATATAAAAGGCGCTATGGATTTCATAGAAGAACATTTAGTTTGTTTTTATAAGTTTAAAACTGAAAAAGAAATCATTAATTTTAATAAAAAAGAAATTATAGGAATCGACCCTTTAATGATGAATCTTATTTTTGCAGACCCTGAAATAGGAGTAGATAGACAAAAAGATATCGATATTTTATGTGATGTTGCTGAATTAGGAGTTTCAGAATTTGAAGCACTTCATTCTATATTTAGAATTAAATGGAGAGAAATTGACGATGCTATTAATTTAGCATATATGCCAGAAAAAACACCATTACTTAAAGGAGGTCATGTATTTTTATCTAACCCTGAAGAAAATTGGACAAGATTATATACGTTTGAAAATCCAGAAAATTGTAAAGATTGGAATTCTTTTAAGCTTAATTGGCATGCTAGTCATGACTACGACCATTCAAAAGTTCTTGACTTTGTAAGAAAGTTAAAAGAAAATAATGTTCAAAATATAATTATAAACGGTAGTATAAACGAGTCTTTTAAAAATATTAATTCAATAGATTTTATACTTTCCTGTAAAGTTTACTACAAATTACTGAAAGATTATATGTTTTAAAGAATATATAAACAATAGAATAAAAAAATAATAAACCAAAATGGCTTACGTTACTAGAGAAGATGTCATATTATATGTTCAGCAGATTACAGAATTTTCAGCGGGTGTTGACTGCCCTATCAGACTTATATTATATAAAGATTATTTAACAACACAGTTAGATTTATCTAAAGTAGATTCAATAACAGTTACACTTTTTGATGATGTTGGTAGAAGAGTTTTAACATATCATGAACCTGCAATTCCAGGAAAATCATTAGATTTATTATTAGGACAAGCTCAAAATGCAGAACAAGGTTTTTTAGAATTTATAATACCTGCTGCAAATAGTAACGACTTTGTAGGAGAAGACATATATGCTGTAGTAGGATTAGTTTGGACTGATTTCTTTCCAACACCTAAAACACTACAAACTCCAAAAATAAAAATAGCTAAAGTTTTAGGTTCTGCTGGTATTGCACCATCATTACCAAACGCTGTTATTGGAGAAACAGGACCAACTGGTCCAGCAGGATCAGGAAACGGGCAAATAGGTCCTCAAGGTCCTCAAGGACCAGCAGGAGCTACAGGACCTCAAGGACCCGCTGGTCCAGCAGGCTCTGGAGGAACTGGTTCTGGTAGTGGAGCAACAGGTGCTACTGGTCCTCAAGGTGCTACTGGTCCTCAAGGTGCTACTGGTCCTCAAGGACCTGCAGGATCTGATGGTTCTCCAGGTGCTCAAGGACTTCAAGGACCTGCAGGATCAGATGGAGCTACTGGACCACAAGGTGCTCAAGGAATTCAAGGAACTGCCGGTACTGATGGGGCTACAGGTGCTCAAGGTATTCAAGGTATTCAAGGACCTGCTGGAGATAAAGGCGCAACAGGTGCTCAAGGTATTCAAGGACCTGCTGGAGATAAAGGCGCAACAGGTGCTCAAGGTATTCAAGGACCCGCAGGTGCTGATGGTGCTGATGGTGCTAAAGGTGATAAAGGAGCTACAGGTGCTCAAGGACCTCAAGGTATTCAAGGACCTGCTGGAACAGGAGGTTCTGGTAGCGGAGCAACAGGAGCTACTGGTCCTAAAGGAGACAAAGGAGAGAAAGGAGATAAAGGAGATCCGGGAGATGCTGGACTTCAAGGACTTCAAGGACTTCAAGGACTTATTGGAGCTACTGGAGCACAAGGACTTATTGGAGCTACTGGAGCACAAGGACTTCAAGGACTTCAAGGACTTCAAGGAGATGTAGGACCTGCTGGTGCTGATGGTGCTACTGGACCACAAGGTATTCAAGGACCTGCCGGAACTGCAGGTTCTCCAGGTGCAGCAGGTCAAGCGGGACCTCAAGGTATTCAAGGACCCGCAGGTGCTGATGGTGCTCAAGGTATTCAAGGAGTACAAGGTCCTCAAGGAGATATAGGTCCTCAAGGAGATGTAGGTCCTCAAGGAGATGCAGGTCCCCAAGGTGCTACCGGTCCCCAAGGTATTCAAGGTATTCAAGGTATTCAAGGACCTGCTGGTAATGGTGGAGGTGGCGGCTCTAGTACTTTATATTTAGCTAGAGTAAATTATGATGCTACTGAATTACCATCAGATATTTCATTTGAAGATCCGGGAGGTAATGGAGCATACGTTACCTCTAATGTAAGTGCTTTTGTTATTAACGTTCCTGAATGTGAATTTGAATTTACTAATGAAGATAATCCTCCAGTAAGTATAGTTGTTTATGGATGGGACTCAGTTGCGAGTAGATATAACATAACACATTTGAATGCAGGTGGAGATGAAGAATTATATAATTTAACCAACTTTACGATTTCACAAATAGGAGGAACAGACCACTATGAACCAGATTTGTTTGGTAGCTTTTCTAGTTCTAAAATAAAAATAGATATGGATAGATTAAATTTCAACGTTACAAAAACTGCAGGAGGTTTTGGTGGTTCTACTAAATTAGGACATGCTTATGTATTGTTTACATTTAATTCATAAAATAAAAAATGGCTAAATACGACCCAACCCACCCAGCACTATGTCTATCAGGAGTAGTGCAAACTAGTCCACCTACTGCAGTAGCCCAGTATGTTGAAGTAGATGAGACTGGTATGGCTGGTGTAGATATTGAATATAGACTAGTCTTAAATTCTATAAGTACACAATATATTTCTGATGAATCTGTAAGAGAGTCTAATTTGTACAATGCTATAGATATAAAAACTGGAGATTATATAACAGATACTAATGGGGAAATCGTTTTAAGAATAAAAACAGTTCATTCAAAAAGCCCATCAAGTATTGATATTGTTGTGGAGGATGTTGATGGTATATCTTATAGAACATATAATTCAAATACATTAGCACCATCTTCAAATGTTGTTATATTTGAATTAAGTGAAAATGGTTTACCTGTTTTTGCTGGAACAGCAGCAAATTCGTTTGTTGGAAATGCAATGGATAAATTACAATCTAGATTTTCAATAGATGAACATGACGAAAGATATAGATTTGACCATTCTTCGCCAATAAATGTTACAACTGGTGAAATAGTTACAGTTGACGATTTTGGTTCTTTAGTAAGACACGGAGCTACAGGTGCTGGAGAATTACCAGTAGGAACTGTTATTTCTACAACTAGAAACGGAAAAAGTATTTATGTAAAGCCTTTTAATAAAATAATAGAAAACTACCCAGATCCTAGTATTTTAACAGGAACTCCTGGAAATATTTATTATACTGATATTCAAAATCCAGGAAAAATTACAACAACTCAATCACCTGGTTCAAAATCAATCTATATGCATTTAAAAGATGCTACACCATCTGAAGTAAATACAACTTCAGCAACGGCTTTACCAGGTGTACAAGATATAATCAACATAAATAATATTACTATATTTGACGGTACTATAGGGCATAGTGTAAATACAAGTATAGATTTGATGAATATGATTAATGCTCAAACTTCAGCAACTAAAGTTTCAGCAACTGCAAATATTGCAAATATCGATGATTCCACTAATGTTTCATATTTACATGGTTCAATTGGAGAAGCAGTGGCTCTTTTATCTTCTGATTCTGGTGCAAATTTCACATATCCTGAAATAACTATAAGTGATGGGACTAATCAAACAAATGTGGTTTTTAATCCAAGCAATTATGGTTTAACTACCGTTGGTTATAATAATTCTACTCAATTTTTAGTTATAAGAGCTGAGGAAATATCACAGATTCTTAATACCGAATTTCAAAATTCAGGTTTAGATTTATTAGCATCTTTTTATACAGAGCCTAATAAAAATTATTCTTTCTTAAAAATAGAAGGACAGAATGGAGCTTCTATAATAATTACTAATGTTTCACCAGATGCATTTGGAACTAATTTTGCAGGTTCAACAAGTCCAGGTTCAATATCAGGTTTAGAACTAAATACACCTATAGGAACTCAAGCGTTTTTAAAATTATCAAGAGCAGATGGTGGAGATATATTAATTACCGGAGGAATAAAAGTCGGTAATGTTATTTCACCTAGTGGTGGTTATATTAATACAAACGGTTTTTGTTCATCTTCTTCCGGAAGTCCTGCATTAATAATGATGATAGAAGGTTCTTCTGACGGAGGTTCTTCTGATACTGGTGTAAATGTTCCTGACGACCATGATATGACACCTAACGCTACTAACGGAAATAACTCTCCAACTGGATTGTTTATTACATATAAGCCGTTCTTAGGTTCTAAGGTAGGTGTAAGAGTCAATGGAATCGATGCTAATTTAGGAGATTCTAATAATTATCAAACTAAAAGTTGTTATTTTAGCCCAGACGGATTTATAGTTAGAGATTTTAAAGACGTAGAAGCAGGAGACCAATTATATTGGAATGGAACCTTTGTTGGGTTTGAACTAGACTCAGGAGACGACTTAGATTTTATCTACCAGGCATCAGCCTCAAACTTCCCTTAAAAACTTCAGAATATAGTATTCTAAGATTATCTTAAAGTTGCTTTTTTAGTGCTCCGGCCAGAAAAGCTGTAATATATAAACAACATAGAAAATTACACGAATCTGTTGGATAAATACATACAAGAACATATTTTAAAATATTAAAAATAATTGGTCACGACAATAACGTCGCGGCTAATTTTTTGTGGTAAAACACAAAAGCCACACTAACGTGGAAATAAAAAAAACAAAAATAAAACATGAATTTAATACGTGCAAAACAATTAAATGCTTACAGACAATCAGGTGCAAACCAATTGCTTGCTTCATCAAGTTGGGCTAACCTAGATGCTTCTTTCGTTATCGATGCAAAGACTATCGGACTTAAGTTTGAATCTATGGATACTGCTTTAGCTTCTGAAGAGTCTGCAAGAATCGCTGCAGATGCTTCATTAGAAGTTAGAATTTCTGCCGATGTTGTCGCTTTACAAGACGAAATCGCTGCAACAAACACTGATTTCACATCAATTGACTTAAGAGTTTCTAACGATGAGGACGCTTTAGCTGCTGAAATAGCTGCTACTGATGCTAACTTTACTTCTTTAGACTTAAGAGTTTCTAATGATGAGGACGCTTTAGCTGCTGAAATCGCTGCTACTGATGCTGAAGTTTCATCTTTATCATTAAGAGTTTCTAACGATGAAGACGCTTTAGCTGCTGAAATCGCTGCTACTGATGCTGATTTTGTATCATCTGATGCAAGAATCGCTGCTGACGAAGCTGCTTTAGCTGCTGAAATAGCTGCTACTGACGCTGAAGTTTCATCTTTATCATTAAGAATTTCTAATGACGAAGACGCTTTAGCTGCTGAAATCGCTGCAACTAACGCTGATTTCATATCTGCTGACGCAAGAATGTCTGCTGATGAAGCGGCATTAGCTGCTGAAATATCTGCTACTAATGCTGATGTTACTTCAATCGACTCAAGAGTTTCTGCTGATGAAGCTGCTTTAGCTGCTGAAATTTCTGCTACTAACGCAGATGTTACTTCTTTAGACTCTAGAGTTTCTGCTGACCAGGCTGCTTTAGCTGCTGAGATAGCTGACACAAACCAAGACGTTAATGACTTAAATGATAGAGTTGATAACGTTCTTTCTTTAGGAGAAAACTCAAACGGAGTTGTTGAGAGTTTTATCGAAATGGTAAACGTTGTTACTTCAATCGATACTGAAAATGACCAAATCGTTTCAGATTTAATCGCTACAACTACTGCTTCTGTATCTTCATTAGATACAAGAGTTTCTGATTCAGAAGATGCATTAGCTGCTGAGATTGCTGCTACTGATGCTGATTTTGTATCACTAGACTTAAGAGTTTCTAACGATGAAGATGCATTAGCTGCTGAAATCGCTGCTACTGACGCTGAAGTTACTTCTTTATCATTAAGAATTTCTAATGACGAAGATGCATTAGCTGCTGAGATTGCTGCTACAGATGCTGACTTTACTTCATTAGACTCAAGAGTTTCTGCTGACGAAGCTGCATTAGCTGCTGAAATCGCTGCTACTAACGCTGATTTCGTATCGTCTGACTTAAGAGTTTCTCAAGAAGAAGACGCTAGAGTTGCTGGAGATGCTTCATTAACTACTAGAGTTTCTAACGAAGAAGATGCTAGAGTTGCTGGAGATGCTTCATTAACTACTAGAGTTGGTAACGAAGAAACTGCTAGAGCTGCTGCTGATTCTTCATTAGACTTAAGAGTTTCTAACGAAGAAGATGCTAGAGCTGCTGCAGATACTTCATTAACTACTAGAGTTTCTAACGAAGAAGATGCTAGAGCTGCTGCAGATACTTCATTAGAAGTTAGAATTTCTGCTGACGTTGTTGCTTTACAAGACGAAATCGCTGCTACAAACACTGATTTCACGTCTATAGACTTAAGAGTTTCTAACGACGAAGATGCATTAGCTGCTGAGATTGCTGCTACAGATGCTGATTTCGTATCGTCTGACTTAAGAGTTTCTAACGAAGAAGATGCTAGAGTTGCTGGAGATGCTTCATTAACTACTAGAATTTCTGCTGACGAGGCTGCATTAGCTGCTGAAATAGCTGCAACTAACGCTGACTTTATATCAGTTGACAACAGAGTTTCTGCTGACGAGGCTGCTTTAGCTGCTGAAATCGCTGCTACTAATGCTGACTTTACTTCATTAGACTCAAGAGTTTCTGCTGACGAAGCTGCTTTAGCTGCTGAAATCGCTGCAACTAACGCTGATGTTACTTCAATTGACACTGCAATTGCTGACGAAGAAGCTGCAAGAATCGCTGCTGATAATACCCTACAGGCTAATATCACTGCTGAGGCTTTAGCAAGAGCAAACGCTGATACTTCTTTAGAGACAAGACTTTCTGCTGAAGAAGCTACTCAGGTTGCAAATGTATCTTCATTAGATTTAAGAATTTCTAATGATGAGGATGCATTAGCTGCTGAAATCGCTGCAACTAACGCTGATGTTACTTCAATTGACTCAAGAGTTTCTGCTGATGAAGCTGCTTTAGCTGCTGAAATTTCTGCTACTAACGCTGACGTTACTTCAATCGACGCGAGAGTTTCTGCTGAAATCGCTGCTACTGATGCTGAAGTTGTATCTTTAGACGCTAGAGTTTCTGCTGACCAGGCTGATTTAGCTGCTGAGATTGCTGCTACTAATACAGATGTTAACGACTTAAATGATAGAGTTGATAACGTTCTTTCTTTAGGAGAAAACTCGAATGGAGTTGTTGAAAGTTTCGTAGAGATGGTTAATTTTGTTACTTCAGTAGATACTGAAAACGACCAAATCGTTACAGACTTAATTGCTACTACATCTGCTTCTGTATCTTCATTAGATACAAGAGTTTCTACAGAAGAAGCTACTACTGATGCTGAAGTTAATTCTTTAGACTCAAGAGTTTCTGCTGACGAAGCTGCTTTAGCTGCTGAGATTGCTGCTACTAACGCTGACTTCACTTCATTAGACTTAAGAGTTTCTAATGATGAAGATGCTTTAGCTGCTGAGATTGCTGCAACAGATGCTGACTTCACTTCATTAGACTCAAGAGTTTCTGCTGACGAAGCTGCTTTAGCTGCTGAGATTGCTGCTACTAACGCTGACTTCACGTCATTAGACTTAAGAGTTTCTAACGATGAGGACGCATTAGCTGCTGAAATCGCTGCTACTAACGCTGACTTCACTTCATTAGACTCAAGAGTTTCTGCTGACGAAGCTGCTTTAGCTGCTGAGATTGCTGCTACTAACGCTGACTTCACTTCATTAGACTTAAGAGTTTCTAATGATGAAGATGCTTTAGCTGCTGAAATCGCGTCTACTGATGCTGATGTTACTTCAATTGACGTTAGAATTTCTAATGTTGAAGAAGACATAATCGTTGAAGGTGACTTTGCTATGACAATGGTTGCAGGACCTGCAGTTGCTGGTTCTTTCATTGAAGAAGTTGTTACTGGAGATATCATCACAAAATCTTTAGAGGTATTCATTAACGGAATTCAATATTTCGATGGTGTTGCTACTGGAGACGTATCTATTACCGTTGCAGGTGGAAATACTACTATCAAAGTAGACCCATCTAACTTCGATTTAGATTCATCTGATGAAATCGTTTTCAAATATACTAAATTATCGTAATAAATAATTTAATATGGAAAGGGCCTTCGGGCCCTTTTTTTATGAACTAAAAAAAATAAATACATATAATAATTATGAAGATAGGAATCACAATTTCATTTAGAGAAAATTATTCAATATGGTCTAACGGTATTCAATTAAATGCTCTTATGTTAGCTGAAACCTTATCATTAATTAAAGGTGTAGAAGTATTTTTTTTAAATATAGCAAAATGCCCTGAAGAAAAAATACCATGGAGCTTAGAAGAATTTCCTACTTACTATCTTTATGATAAGTATTTAGAAGCTGATTTATTAATTTTTTTAGGTGGTAGAATTCAAAAACAATATGTTGATTTATTTAAAAAAGTAAAAGATAAAAAAGTTGTATTTTACAAATGTGGGAATGAGTTTATAGTTAACTTAGAAAAGAATCTTTTTGGGGAGGATATGAAAGAAGACGATAAATTAGAAAGCATATATGGATGTGACGAGATATGGTATGTTCCTCAACAACATGATACAAATAAAAATTACTTTGAGTGTTTATATAGAACACCTTCTAGACCAGCTCCTTTTGTTTATAGCCCAAGATGGTTGAACAAAGATATAAAAAAGAAAGAAGCTATATATAAGAAAACTATGTTATACAGTAATACAGGGGAACCAAAGAGAATATCTATAATGGAACCAAATATGAATATTGTTAAATATGCAATGTACCCTCTGATGATAGCTGAAACATACTACAGAAAAAATCCTGATAAAATAAAAGAAGTAAATATTGTTGGTGGAGATAGATTAAGTAAAAAACAAAATTTTCTATCAGTTGTAGATACTTTTGATTTAAAAAGAGATAAAAAGTTATTTGTTGAAGGTAGACAAGTTACTAGTTCATTTTTAGGAAACCATTCAGATATTTTAATATGTCATCAAACGATGAATCCTTTAAATTACATATATTTAGATGCCGCTTGGATGGGATATCCCATAATTCACAATGCCGAATATGTTAAAGATTTAGGGTATTACTATAGTGGAAATGAGGTAAAATCAGGTGCTAATAAATTAAAAGACGTGATAGACCATTTTGACGATGATGTGTCATATAATAAAAGACAGAAAAAAGTATTTGAAAGGTTTGATAATACTTCAAATGAAATGGTATTACAATATGATAAATTAATTAATAACATTTTTGCTAAAAAAGATTTAATGATTGATTCTAAGTTTGATTTTATGAAAAATAAATACGTTTTGTGCAAATGAAAAACTATAAAAAAAATATCATAAAAATATACGAAAAGTCTAACTTACCATTAAAATTAGAATTGACGCCAGAAACAGTTAGTGAGTTAATAATTAAAATAAGAAAATTAGATGCTTATAGAATTTCAGGAGGTGTTACAGATTCTATATTTGATTTAAACCCGCAGTATGGTAAAACTCTTGCACATTTAATAACAGCAAATACTTTTTTTAAAAAAATAAGTTTTATCTATAATGAAGATACTTTTGATAAAATTAGTAGGCTTTTAAAACAAATAAAACTAGAATCAAACCAAGATTGGAATGGTAATAGTAAAGATTTTTTTAAAATTAAAGAATTCGCGAGTGTAAATATTAGTATAGACTCTCTTGTAGAGGGAAATGAACAAATAGAACATGTATGGGCTCATTTAGAACCAAATCAACTTTTAATTACAACTAAAAATATAAAAGACACATATCCAATAAAGGTAATAGAAGCTAAATTTATAGGTTTAAAAACAACAACAAAATTAAATATTTACAGAAAAACTTGGGTAAGACATGGTATACCAAGTAGATTTGGTGTTTTATAAATCTTCTAGATTTTTTCCTTTTGTTAAAGATACAAATTTCTTTATAAACTCTTCTTTTTCTTTCTCTTCTTTTAAAACATGTTCATAGTACCATGCTGCAGTTCCTTGAATTTCATCTATCATGTTTTGAATATCATTACATGCATTTTCTATTTCTTCAATATCTTCTTCAAAATCAGTAACATCAATATCTAATTTTACAGCACATACTATCAAAGGTGTTGGCTCTCCTAAATCATAAGACTCTGTACATATTTCATATATAGACCTAAGTTCTAATTTCTCAGTTTCGGATAAATTATCTGATATTTTATCAGGATGACATTTTAAAACAATCTTTCTGAAAAGTTTTTTATACTTAGAAGACATTTCAATATGTTCTTTTTCTTCTTCTTCAATATCTTCTTCTCCATTAGGTAAATATTGGTCTGCATTATCAGATCCCGAAAGGGCCTTATTAAAATTTCTAGTTGCTTCAGAGTGCATTTCTTGTATGTCAATAAGTTCTTCGCTTAAGTATTCATACTTTCTTATTAATCTCTTGAAGTTTGATTTTTTAGCCATATCAATATATATTAAAATAAAAAGATATATAAACAAATAGAATAAAGTGTAAAAGTTTTCATGAACAATATTGCGCAAAAACAGATTAAAAATCTGGTCTTTGATATTTCACGTTTGTATAGAGCTTCTGATATTTTTAACAGAGCAACGACATATACAATAGGAACTCCTGGAGAAGGAGAGGCTCAGCTTGATAATCAGACAGCTTCTTCAGTAACTACACTTCATATTCACACAAAAGACAACCTTACCGGAAATAGATTTTCTAATTTAGATTCTTTTCAAAAAGACGACACGTTAATAATACATACTCAGTCAGGTGATGTTGCAAAATATAATATTTTATCAATTCAATCAGTGGTCGACTCTTCTAGCGAAGGTCACTTTATTCTAACACTTCAACATTCTTTCGGTTATAGCGGAAGCTTTTCTATAGAAGAGCTAAGTTATTATTTTAGAAGATCGGCTTCTGATGAATTGATACAAGATTTAAAGGCAGAATTGGCATTTATTAGCGCAGGTTTTGATGCTAGGTCAACTGCAGAAACAATAGCACGTGCAAATGGAGACAGTGCAATAAATCAAACTATTTCTTCTAAAAAGAAAGTATTTAATGAAACGCTTAGTTCTACTGCAACTACTATAAATCATGACATGGGAGATGAAGATGTAATAGTACAGGTATTAGATTCTTCTGGTAATGTAGTATTAGCTACCATAAATAACTTTACACTAAATTCTATTAATGTTGCAGTAAGCGTTACAGGAACTTATAAAATAATAATTATAGCATAAAATGAAACTAAAACTATTTGAACAATATCTTAACGAAAAAGAGGAATCCGATATTAAAAAGTATTTTAAAAAAGTAACTTTTTTACTTCCAGGAACCAGTAGTAACTCTCTATCAGGAACTGCATCGTCATACCAAAAATTAAATGATGGCTGTTTAGAAGAGGTTTTTAATACTGTTTTTTGTAGAAGTAACCAATCCCATTTTAAACACATGCCTGCCAAACAGGTAAAATATATCAACTCTTTAAAAGTAAGTAATAAAATGCCCGTAGTTTATTATGGCGGTAATCAACCAGCACCTTTGCTTTTATTAAAAAATAATAAAATACCAGAAACAATAATGTACAATAACCCAAAATCAATGGGTATAAGTTCAAATAAATCTGATTTCTATAAAATGTTTAAAGACTCTAATTTTATATGCAAAACAGAATATACAGCAGATGATGCTATTAAAAAATTAAAATTTCCTATAATAGCAAAACCAGATGCTGGACATTCAGGTGCTGATATAGAATTTTTTAAAACATCTTCTGATTTAGAAAAATCTGAAAACAAATCAAAATTTCAAAACTATTCAGAAGCTAAAAATTTAAAAAGCGAATATCGTGTAATGGTTATGAACGATAGTATTATTTCTATATATGAAAGAGTTTCTAAAAAAGGAGACCCTATTAAAGATAAGAAGAGCGAAGATTACGTTAGTTTTGTATATGTAAGACAAGAGCTCTCTAAATTAGATTTTGTAAAAGACACTGAAAACATTATTAAAGAAATAAGAGAAAAGGTTAAAGGTGGAATATGGTCTGTTGACTTGATGATAGATGAAAATAATGATAAATGGGTTGCAGAAATAAATAGTGCATCTGGTCTTTCAGCTGAAAGAATGGTTGAAGTATATTCTGCAGTTTATAAAGATTTTTATAAAGAAGAACTTCCTGAAAAAGTTACGAAATATCTATATGACAACTATGTTGTTCCAGTCCATGAAATAAACGTCAAAGAAAATGCAAAATGGATAAAAATGTCTAAGGGAAAGTCTAATGAATATGAGAAATATCTTTGAAACAATTTAATAGCTTGACATATAAGCTATATGTACACTAAAGACCAACTTAAAAGACTTATTTTTATAGACATTGAAACTTCAAGCGGATATGAAGATTATGCTACTTTTTCTAAAAAACACCCAAAAGAAATAAAATTTTGGAATAGAAAAGCTGAACAATTAAGAGATACTAAAGAACTTCAAGATAAAACCGATGGTGAGTTATACAAATCGCATTCTGCTCTCTATCCAGAATTTGGAAGAATTGTTTGTATTTCTATAGGACAAATTAGATTCGATCAGTTTGATAAACCTGAATTTTTAGCTAAATCTTTTTATGGAGAAGATGAAACTAAAAACGTACAAGACTTTATAGATTTTTCACGTGGACTCTTTAATAAAGTTCCAGATATTAAATTCGTAGGACATAATTTAAAAAACTTTGACATGCCTTATATCATGAAAAAGGCATTCATCTACAATATTAAAATACCTGCAAGATTTCATTTTCATGATGTCAAACCATGGGAAAACTGTTTAGTAGATACCCTTAATCTCTGGAGGTCTTCAGGTATAGGCTACGTATCTTTAGAACATTTGACTATATTACTAAATGTAGATAATCCAAAAGAAGCAGAAGTTTATGAAAATGACCATGGTGGTATTGCACGTGCTTTTTGGAATAATAAACTTGAAGAACTTAAAGATTATTGTGAAGAAGATATAAAAGCTACTGCAAATATTTTACTTAGATTATCACACTATGATACAATTACTGAAAACATAGAGATAAATAAAGTATGACAGTATTAAAATTTGAAGATTGGCAAATATTAGAAAAACTAGATGATTCTAAATTTTACACATATCTTATTCATAAAGGGGATAAATCAAAACCAGAATATATAGGCTACGGTACTGCAGGAAGAACTAAGTCTTCATTAAGTAATTTTAGAAAAAAGTACGGTAAAAATGCTGAATTAGAAATAATGGGAACATTTAATTCTAAAGAAGGCGCTCTTAAAAAAGAAGCAGACCTAACTAAAAAATACGGTATTAAATCAGAAGGTGGTAAACTTAAAAATGAAAGAATAGCAAAAGAACCATCTGATAAACTCAAGAAAAAACACAGTGATGGTCTAAAAGGAATAAAGAAATCTGATGAGCATAAAAAAAATATCAGTAAAACTCTTTCTAAGTCTACAAAATCTAAAGAACATTCAGCTGCAATAAGTGCTGCAATGAAAGGAAATTCTAACGCATCAAAATAATTTACTGGAACTTACTTACTGTATGACAAATATGGCATACAATATCTTGAATATATGACAATTTGTCATAAAAACAACTTTGGCATAGTTTTTGACACTATATTATATGTAACACAAAGTTGCAATTAAATATAAATTAAAAACGAAAACAAAATGATTTACAGAAATTTTTTTAACGCATCAATCGATAATTTTTTTAATGATGTACATGAAAGCTGTCAAGCTGAAGTAACTAATTTAGAATTAGCCTTACCTGGTTTTTCTAAAAAAGATATTAACATAGAAATAGAAGGTAGAACTTTAACTATTTCTTCAGAGGTAGAAAAAGAAAAAGAGACTAAATATATTAGGTCTTTTGAAAAATCTTATATTCTACCTTCAAATGCAGATGGCAATGCTCTTACTGCGAAAATGGAAAATGGTTTATTGACAATTGATTTTGGAAATAAATCTGAAAAAAAGAGTGTCACTATAAAGTAAAACCATAATATATCTGGGGTAACTTTTTAAAATAATTGAAAAAAGGTTGCTCCAGATTTTTTTATGTCGTTTTTTATTCTTATATTTATACTATAATAAAACAAAAATAAATAAAGATAAATATAATATGAAAGATTATTTTGATAATGAATTTAATAGTGAAGATTTTGAATTTAATAACGAAGAGTGGTTAAATAAAATAAATAAGCTATTTAATAATGGTGATTTAGGTAATAATCTAAATTCTGAAAATTCCTTTTTTAGCGAATTAGATTCATGGGACGATGCTAGTTATATTGATGATATAAACAACGTTGAAAAAATGGAGGAATTTAAAGCAGAAGATTTATTAGACCCAGATAGCGCATTTTCAGAAATCATGAGAAAACTTGAAAGAATCAAGTTTGAAAAATCAATGAATGATAACTTTGAAAATATTAAGAAGCATGGGATTGATGTTATAGAATTAAAAAGTAAATCTAAAGAAGATAGAAGAAGAGTTGTTGAAACTATCAACATAATGAATGAAACTTATTTAGAGCGCGAAGAATACGAGAAATGTCAGGTTCTTAAACCCATTTTAAATAAGATTAAAAAAGAGATAAAGATATGAAACATTTAGCAAATTTTGAAATGAACGAAGGGAATTCAAAAGCAGATTTTAATCTTAAAATAAGAGAGCTTAAAGAAAAGATAGATGATACTGAAGATAAACTAGATGATTTGACAGATAAGCTTAAAGATGTAAAAGACCCTTTAAAAAATGAGCTAATGACAATGACTATCCAAAAATTAGAATTTAAACTTAAAATGCTAGAAGTTGACCTTAAAATCAATAGAATAAAAAGATCGGAAGTTTAAAATGAAATACTTAAAATCATTTAAACTCTTTGAACATCAAGGCACTGGAGATTCCACTGGAGAAAATAACTCTCTATATAATATAAGAAACTTTAAAGGAAGTATAAAAGACTTTGACGATTATATAAAATCTAAGATGGGTGAAACAAATCCTTATAAAGATACTATAATGGTTAACGGACCACATACTGGTGAAAAGGACAATAGTCTGCCTTATCAAGATTTTCAAAATGGTAAATCAGACCTCGTAAATAATAGATATGGAAAATAATAAACTCACACAAGAACTTTTAAAAAGTTTAAAAAGAATTGCAGACGCTTTAGAGAATTCTAATAAATTAAAAGAAGATGCTCAAAAAAGAACTGTAAAATTTGAAAAAATTCAAGAAAAGAAAGCTGCTTTAGAATTAAAAGAACTTCAAGAAAAAAGAAAAGTTACTCAAGTAACCGAGTTTTTTGCTACAAAAATAGAAGAAGACTCTAAACCTAAAGATGTTGAGTAATTACTATGAAGTTCTTGGTTTAAAAAAAGGAGCATCTGATTCTGAAATCAAAAAAGCTTATAGAAAACTAGCAAAACAGCACCATCCTGATGCTAACGGGGATGAAGAAAAATTCAAGAAAGTATCTGAAGCATACGAAGTTTTAGGAGATAAAACTAAAAGAGAAAATTACGATAGATATGGAAGTGCGGGAGGAAATCAGTGGGGAGGTTCCAATAATCCTTTTGGTGGTTTTGAAGATTTATTTAAAGAACATTTTGGTAGAGGGTTTTCATCAAGTGCACGAGCAAAGGGTCGTGATATGACTTTAATATTGACTGTAACTTTTGATGAGGCATATTTTGGTTGTAGAAAAAACGTAGAAATGCCAGGAGGAGGTCCTAAATTAGCAATGAACTTTAAGCCAGGTTTAAAAAATGGACAAAAATTTAAAGTTGCTGGAAAAGGAGGAGTAAACCCATACAATGTTGATGCACCTCGAGGTGATTTAATTATTAATATTGAGGTTTTGCATGATGTTAGATGGATATTACAAGGAAACGATTTATGGTATGAATTAACTTTAGACTGGTATGATATTTTATTGGGTTGTAAAAAAGAGGTGTATACACCAGAAGGGCCTGTATTAATTAAGATACCTGAAAAAAGTATACCAGATAGAGTATTAAGAATAGCAGGAAAAGGTTTTCCGATATATAATAGTAATAATAAAGGAAATTTGCTTGTAAAATTAAACCCTAATTGGGGAAATTTAACACAAGAAGATTTAGAATTACTTAAAAAAATAAAAGATAAAAAGTGAGTATATTTTTTGAAGATGGAGAACATGAAGATTTATTAAGTATGTTAGTTAATAATGAAGTAAATAATCCTAAAGTTTATGAAGAAGTATATTTAGCAGTTATAAAAAATGAAGACTATGTACTTTATGGCCAATATCCTAAAGAAACAAAAATTAAAGCAGTTGAGTCTTTAATAGAATACTTCATAAAAACAGATGAATTTGAAAAATGTCAAGTTTTACATAAAATAAAAAATAAATTATAGATGTTACTAGTAAGCAATAAAGATGGGAATATTGAAAAAGCTCTAAAGGTTTTAAAAAGAAAAGTAATTAAAACTAAGCAAAATCGTAAATTAAATGATAGAAAACAATTTACAAAAAAATGTGTTAAAAGAAGAGCTGAAATAGGTAAAGCTAAATATGTTCAGCATAAATTCAAAGATGGAAAATCTAAGAGATGATATTATCATAATCTCTTAATTTATACCCCAGATCAAATACGGAAGGCCAACTTAAATATATAACATATAATAAAAATTATAAGTATGTTACCTTATTTAAACAACGAAGACCATGATAAACTCTTATCTGATTCATACGAACTTCTTACTAAAAATTTAACGAAGAGCGTAAATAGGTTTGTGGTTTATAAAGAAGGTACTCAATCTATCGAAATACCGCATGGTATAGGACAAAGGTCTAAATACATAGACTTATTAATCAAACACTTTACAGAAAAAGAAGAATACGAAAAATGTTCAGTTCTTCTAGAACTTAAAGAGCTTGTTGAAATGGCAGGCGACTAAAAATAATATAATGAATGGCAGGAAGTAACCGGAAAGGAGCTAGTTTAAAAACAAAAATTACAAACTCTCTCAAAAAAGTACAACTAAGAAGGTCTCAAGAAAATTATGTAAGAACTGTAGAAAATAATGAGATTGTCTTTTGTCACGGACCTGCAGGAACTTCTAAAACTTTTACAGCATGTTATTTAGGACTAAAGATGTTAGCATCTGGAGAAATAGATAAAATAATACTATGTAAGCCTCTTGAAGAAAGCGGAAAGAGTTTAGGATATATTCCTGGAGGAATGGATGAAAAGATAGCACCTTGGGTAAAATCATATAAATCAAATATAGAAAAAATAATAGGCGTTGAAGAATGTGAAACTCTTTTTGAAAAAAAGGTTATTAGTTTCGAACCACTTGCATTTATGAGAGGAGATACATTTGATAGTGCGCTTATGATATTAGATGAAGCACAAAATGCTGAAATGAAAAGTTTAATGCTATTTATAACTAGAATGGGCAAAAAAAGTAAATGCATTGTAGCTGGAGATATTAATCAATATGACATCAAAGAAAATAAAGTTAGTCTTCCTAAATTTATAGAAATTATAGAGGGTGTCAAAGGTGTTGGCAAACATGAGTTTACCGAAGAAGATATTGTTAGAGCTAAAATTTTAAAAGATATTGTTAAGAAATACGATAAGTGGAAATATAATAACGGTAAATAAACTTTTTACATTTTTTTCATATAACATATATGGATAAAGCGATACAAATTAAGTTAAAGACTTTTTTAAATGAAGACCTAGTAGAAGTAGGCTTAGATGAAGCAGGAAGAGGAGCCTTAGCAGGTCCAGTAGTTACTTCTGCTGTTATAATGCCAAAAGACTTTAATCATCCTTTAATCAAAGATAGTAAACTCTTAAATGAATCCCAAAGACAAGAGGCTAGAGAACTTGTATTAGAAAATGCAATAGCACATCAGACTTGTGCGATTGATGTAGATAAAATAGAAGAAATGAATATTTTAAGAGCTACAATGGAGGGAATGAAAACATGTTTAGATAATATGTCTCGGGGATATGATGAGTTTGATTTTATTCTTGTAGATGGCGATCAGTTTAAAGGATGGAATGGTATTCCATTTAAAACAATAACAGGTGGAGATAATAAATACACTTCTATTGCAGCGGCATCTATTCTTGCTAAAACAGAAAGAGACTTAATTATGAAAAAATTAAATGAAGGTAATGAACATTATGGTTGGAATAGTAATAAAGGCTATGGTACCGCAGCCCATATTAAAGCTATTAAAGAACATGGTCCTACACCTCAGCATAGACATAGTTTCATTAGCCACATGTTAACCACAACTAATACTTTATTTTGAAAGGCCTCATAATAGGCATATCACTCTACTTTTTAGCTCAAATCATGGTTTGGTTTCAGACTAACAGTCAATTTATATGGCCATGGGCTAAAAACAATCCTTTAATAATTTCAATGGTTTTTGGAGGGTTTACGACATACATATTTATTCTTGGAACAAAATTTGTTGCGGCACATTATGGTGGATTAGTTTGGCCAGGAAGATTTATAGGTTTTTCAGCAGGAATGTTAGTTTTCGCAGGTCTTACTTGGTTTATTTTAGGAGAAGCTATAAACTTAAAAACAATAATAAGTTTAATTTTAACAACATGTTTGATTTTAATTCAATTATTTTGGAAATAAATCACTCCAGATTTTTTTATGTCGTTTTTTTTTCTTATATTTATACTGTAGTTAATTAATAATAACAACCTTTAAATATAATAAACATGAACAAAACTGATAAAATGAACCCAACCGTTAAACACTTTTTAGACCAAATAAGAAAAGGTCAATATAAAGCAGCCGCTCAAATTTACTTTAATAGAGCTTATCAATATCAAAAAGAATTCAATGAAATTCTAGATAACTGTTTTCTCGATCCCTATTATAACGGTGTAAAAGAAGTTGTTATGTTAGAACTAGAAAATTTAGAAGGTTATGGAGAACATAACGACCAAATATAATAAAAATGCTAGAAAATTTAAACGAAAGAGAACAAAAAATAGTCAAAGAATATTCTAGACTACACCAAGAGTTAGCTCAAATAACAAAAACAATGGACTTGCTCAAAAAAAAATCTAATGAAATATTAGAGGATTTAGAAAAATTAAGAAAATACGAAAAAGAGACAAATGACCGTTAAAGAACAAAGAGAAATATTGTTTCAAGAAATAGAGAAACATTTTATGGTAGAAGATTTTTTAGAATCTATACAAGCCAACGTTGAATCTCCTGGAGAAAAAGAGTTAGATATGCTTTGGAGATGGCTCATTAAAAGAAAGCAATTTTCTCGAGTAATTGCTAAAGGGCAGCCTATAACTAGAATTCATCTAGCAATGTTTATTAAATATCGATATAATGATAGTTGGTATATGGACTTTCAAAAAACTAAATCATAATGGCAGAACCAAGACCACCAATAGTTGTAATTTACAAAAAAAGCGAAAGGGCTAACAAGAAATATATGACCGTTATTTATAACAGAAATATAGATGATGTCATAACTAAAAAAAGAAAGCCTTTAATCGATAATAACTTTGTAATAGAGGATATCGGTGTGGGCACATTCTTTATTAAGGAATACATGAAACAACATAAATTAAATAAATATAATAAAATAAAGTAACTATGATGAAAGAAAGCGATTTGAAATACCTTAACCATCTACATTATGTGTTAGATGAAACTGTTGAAAATTTAGAATCTGTAAAAAATGCTAAAAAAGATTTTATTGAAGAACAAGAGCGTTCATGGACTAGAAAAGGTTCTAGAGCAGATGGTAATTTAAGATTTAAAAACTTCATAGAAAAAAACCCTGATTCAGAATCTGCTAAAAGACTTAACAGTTTTGAAAAAAGACAAAGACATTTGGTTAAAGAAATAGATAGACAGAAGAATTACATAAAAGACTTTGAATCTAAAAAAGAATCATCATGCTAACTATATTATTGACATATATTTCTCTTGGAATTCTATTTAATTTATTTATAGACTTTCTTGTATGGCTTTTCTTTAAATTAGAAGTGTTACCTTTAGATGATGCTGAATTTATTCCATGGGATACTAGAACTAAATTTTGGGTAACATTTGCGTGGCCTCTAGTTATGGGTTTTCTATTGCTATGTATATTTATTAAACCATCAAAAAAAGAAAATAATGAATAAAGTAAATTTAGGATATTGCTGCATAAACCTTACATTAGGTGAAAAAGGTATTAAAGTTGGCAGAAGTATGATTAAAAAGACGTTTCATGAAAAAGGTCTTGAATATGCAGGTGAATTGGCACTCCAAAACGTGAGAGACCTTGTTGAAATTATTAAATGGAATAATTCAAATGGTGTAAAGCTGTACCGAATGTCAAGCAATATGTTTCCATGGATGTCTGAGTACGAACTTAAAGACCTTCCTACATATTACAGAATTAAAAATTTATTGATAGGTGCTGGTCATATTGCTAGAAAAAACGGACAGCGAATTACTTTTCATCCAGGTCATTTTTGTGTTATTGCAAGTTTAAACCCTGAAGTTGTTAAAAAATCTATGAAAGAACTTAACCAACATGGAGAAATAATGGACTTAATGGGACTTCCTAGAACTCATGCATTTCCTATCAATGTTCATATTAATAGTGCACAAGGAGGTAAAGAAGCAGCAATGAGAAGATTTTGTAATTCGTTCATCATGCTGGACGAATCTGTACAAAAAAGACTTGTTGTAGAAAATGACGATAAAAAAGCACAGTATTCTGTGAAAGACCTTAAAGAAGGAATCAGTGATGTTATTGGCTGTCCAGTAATGTTTGACTACCACCATCATTGGTGTTATGAAGACCCAATGCCAGTAAAGGAAGCATTTGAACTTGCACGTTCTACTTGGCCTACTGATATTACACAGTGTACTCATTATAGTTCATGTAAGAAATTACATGAAGATACTAGTGTTATGAATCGTGCGCACGCTGATTATATTTATGAAGACATTCCAACCTTTGGTTATGATGTTGACGTTGAATTAGAAGCAAAAGCCAAAGAGCTTGCTTTTATCATGTATCGAAAAAAAGAATTTCCTATGTCAATATCTTCTATCGATCCTATGTTAGTAGACCAATACTAAAATATTAATATAATATAAGGGATATATAATATCTAAACGTAAAAAGAAATAATAACATGGAACGTACAGAAACAAAAGTATTATCGTTTGAAGAATATTCATCTAGAAATTCTACAGCGACTGAAGAAACAGAAGAAATCAACGGTGATGTTGAATCTACAGATGAACTAGAAGAGACTGAAGAAGATGAACTAGAAGAGACTGAAGAAGAAGTAGAAGAGGCTGAGGATGATGAAGACAATATCTCAGAAACAAAAACAGTAGCTGAAATGATGGAAGCTATGAAAGAAGCTATGAAATCTGAAGCAAAAGCTTACGAGGCTGATGACTATGATGAACATACTATAGAAGCTTATTTAAAAGAAACTGCTGCTCTAGTAGGAGGAAACGCTGCAGATGCATTAGAAGAAATGCATGATACCGATGAAGACTATACTAAAGAAGCTTACGAAGGAACTTTAAATGCTATGAAAGAGGCATACGCTAAAAAAATAGATGAGGCATGCGAAGCTTATAAAGCTGAAGGAACTGAAATTAAAGAAACTGAAGACGAAGCTGAACCTAAAGTAAATGATAGTGCTGAAGAAGAATTAGAAGATTAATAATTACACAGTATATAAACAAATGAAAAGCTAGCTATATAAATTATAGTTAGCTTTTTTAATATAAAGAATATGCCTAAAATAGAAATCAATAAAGTATATATGAATGTCGCATATCAGTTTGCTAAATGCAGCTATGCTGAAAGAAGACAAGTAGGTGCGGTAATTGTAAAAGATGGAGCTATAATCAGTTTCGGATATAACGGTACACCAAATGGCTTTGATAATTGTTGTGAAGTTAATGACACTACAAAGAAAGAAGTCCTTCATGCCGAATCTAATGCTATCTCGAAAGTGGCCCAATCCACTATAAGTTCGACAGGGGCGTCGTTATATGTCACTACCTCCCCATGTTTTGACTGTGCAAAACTGATAATACAATCTGGAATAACGAAAGTATATTGGACAGAAGCATATAGAGACCTATCAGGTATAGAGTTACTAAAGAAAGCTAACATAGAAGTAGAACGTATTCACCCTGAAGAACTAAACATTAATGAATAGTATAAAAGATATAATAGACACAGCTTTAGATAAAAAACTTTTTGGTACAGATTTCAAGTTTAGAACTAATCAAAGAGAAACTATAGAAGCAATTTGTAATTTATATCTTAAAGACCCTGAAAGTACATTAATACTAGATGCTCCTACAGGTACAGGTAAATCTATAATAGCCTTATGGTCTTCATACATATTAAAGGAACTAGGTAACACTGGGTATTTAATAACCTCCGACAAATCACTACAAGACCAGTATGAAAGAGACATCATCAAGTTTAAAACTGGAAGTGCTTCAGTACGAGGAATCGATAACTACATCTGTGACGTAAACGGGCTAAGTTATAGTATGGGAGAGTGTAAGATGAGAGGTTACAGCATTAACCAGTCTTTGGCCCTTCAATGTTCTTCTACCTGTGGATATATTAATAGCCGCCAAAAAGCCATTAATAGTCCTGTTACTTTAGCAAACTACAGTTGGTGGCTAATACAACAGAATTATGTTAATCTTAAAATAGCCCAGCACCAGCAAAGCTTAGAGAAATCTGATACTGGGCCGAAGGCCCTTGAATCTAGTGTAGATTTGGATGAATATGATAATTTTTTTCCGTTTAAAAAACGGGACTTTGCTTTCTTTGATGAAGCACATAAAGTAGATGAAATAGTTCAGCAACATTTTTCTCCAATTTTAAAAAAATTTCCCCTTTTTTCAACGGTAGATTTGATTGACTTTTTGATTTCAGAGGGCATAAGAACTTCAACAGCTGGAAGAACATACATTGAAGGTCTAATAGATGAGATTCTATTTGAGGAGACAAATGAAGGAATGTTCTTTAGACTAAATAAACTAAAAACTTTTTTAAGTGGTGTCTTAAGTAAAAGAAAGGAATTGCAAAAAGCAAGTAGGTTTAAATTTGGAAGAAGTGTTGAAAAACCTCTTCCTAAAAAATGGAGTAAAGCATTTAAACAGTTTGACTACATAAAAGACGTGCATTGTAAGTTGGAAGACTATTTAGAAATAATAGAAAAAGAAGGGCTTCAATCGATGCTCTTTAGTAAAAATATCCAAGAAGGTGAAATAAAGTTGATGTGTCTAAATGAGGCAACAATGATTAAAAAACACCTTCATAAAAGATCTGGTTTTAAAGTTTTTATGTCAGCAACAATTGGAGACCCAAAGACATATATTAGAGTAATGGGAATTAAAAATGCAAATGTAATTAGATTATCAAACGACTTCAACTATGAGAAGTCACCTATTATATTTGTAAATAGATTTAAAATGTCAATGCAACATAAAGAGAAAAGTCTTCCTGAAGCGATTAAAATGCTAGATAAGATACTTGACAGGCACGAAAGTCAAAGAGGACTTATTCACACGGGAAGCTACGAGTTTACTCAATATATAAAACAACATTCTAAACATATTAAAAGAATTATAGAATATAAAAATTCTTCTGAAAAAGAAGATGCTTTAATAAAATTTAAAAAAGGAGTTAATGGAATAATTATGGGACCTTCTATTTTAGAAGGGCTAGATTTTAATGATGAGTCATGTAGATTTCAAATATTCTTTAAAATACCATTTCCTTCTTTGGGAGACCCTTTGACTATAGCAAAAATGAAAGGTTCTCCAGGATGGTATGATTGGAAAACTGGTGTAACCATAGAACAGGGTATAGGCAGATCTGTTAGAAATTCTAATGATTGGGCTATAACTTATATTTTAGATGCCTGTTTTAATAATATAATGCAAAAAACTAACTTTTTGTCTAATGACTTAAAAAATAGGATTAAGATAATAAAATAATATAATAATATAATAATATGAGTATAAAAAAATATAGAGTAGAAAGCCTTGATTTTGTAAAACAACAATATGATGATTGGGGTAATGAAAAGTTTTTTAACTATTACGTTAAAGGTGAGGCTTTTATAGGTAATGCGGAAGCTATTGATTTTATAGATAAAGTGTTAAAAGAAAATATAAACGGTTGGGTTATTAAAAATAATGCCGAAGATTAAATATACATGCTATGGGTTTCTTAAAGAAACTTTTTGGAAAAACTAAATATAAACCTAAAAGAAGTAAAAAAATGGCAGAAAAATCTGATAAAAAAATATATGTTTGGACCAAGTCTGAACGGGCAGGTAAAATAGTTATTGAAAAAGGAATAGAAGACGGATGGTTATATTTTGAAGATGGCTCTAGAATAAATCCTACATTAATAACAGAATATTTAGAAGAATGTGAATCTATGGAAATTGCTAAAGAAAATTCAACTATATTAGGTGCTAGCGTTGCAAAACCTGTTTTTGCAGATACCCCAGAAAAAATGGAAAAAGTAGAAAACAGTAGGAAAGTTCCAGTAACCGGTGATGACCCTTCGTATGTAGCCGAAGAAGAGACTGCTGCTAGCAGTAGTTCTATTATATCTAGTATAGTT